CGGGATCTGAATCGAGTACATACCTGCACCGAACGGCGTAGTGGTAGGCCACGTCGGTGTCGGAGCACTCTGCACAGCCTCGTCGCGCCCCTGGAAGGAGCAGTTGAACTTGAGGATGCCATCTTCGACGGTGAACGTGAACGAGCTGATCACCATGCCAACGAATCCGAAGACAATACCGTTACGCACAACAGTCAGCGACAGCGTCTTCGTCGGCAACGCGTTGGCATTCGGAACGTACGTGTACGTGAATGGAGCAGACGCTCCAGTCTTCGTGACCGTGTGGCGCGCTGCGTATAGCAAGGTCGCCACAACGTCAGGGAGTGCCTCGAAGCCGATATCGCCCTCGACGTGGGTGTTACCAGGAACCACACCCACGACGTCTGCACTCTGGCGGATCGGCCGCCTCATGATGTTCTCCGAGACGTAGTTCAAGGACTCGCTCTCGAAGGGAATGTACTTGGTGGGCGCCAAGTAAGTACCCGACGTAGTCTCGATCGCAATGCCGAGGATGCCAGCTGCGCCAATGCCCGGAGCCATTAGACCGCACCTTCCTTGTTGTCGTTCTGTGTAGCAACTTCCTCAGCAGGCGGGTCCTGTGCGGGAGCCTCCTGTGTTGGCGTAGATGCCCTGCTGTCAGGAACCTTCTCGACAGTGACATCAGCGTCGTGCTCGAACGCCTGAATGAGCGTGGGGCCCATCTCCGTCTTGACGGTCATGTTCCCCTGCTCATCAGTCTCCGATGACTGACGCTGATGCGCTGCGCGGAAGCTCGCATGCAGATCATCGTCGACGGCGAACCACTTGCCGTTCTCCACGATGCCGAGTCCGCCGATCTGAAGCTTCGCTCCATTCGGGAGTCCAGGCCGCTTGATCTTGATTCTGTACACCATTCCTCCTAACCTGATCCCGGTAGTAGCTTCTGTGATAGCGCCTCGTAGGTTACACGACTGGCGCGAATCATTGAACGGTCTTTGGTGACGTAGCCAGACACAGTGTCGGTACACATACCATGAATGACAAGTCCGTCTAGTGTCGGCTTCGTATGTACAAGAGTTTCGATGGCATCTGCGAGCTTATCTGCCTGCCGCCGATTGTCTTGAATGCTGCCGACATGCGAGTAGTAAAGGATCATGTGTATACGAAAGCTGACGCGCGTCATACGCTGCGCACCCTTCAGTTCACGCGGCTTCTCATCCGGCTCGAGACACAGAGCAGGCGTCAAAGGGATCTTTTGCTGATCGCCATAGTACAAAGCTGCAAGACCGAGCTCAGCGGTATTCTGCTCGAAGAGGTCCATGAGGTAGTCACACACATCGACCATCGAGTCGGTAAGGCTAGCCACTGGGCCACGCCCGATCGATACGCTCGCCCAGCCAGGTAGCGAACACCGCCTGGATGGCTTCCTCGTCTTGAGGTTGCAACATCACAAACGGGCGAGGTGGAATAGGTGGCGTCTCTGCATCTTGCTTGCCGCCAGCCTGACCCCTACGCGCCTTTGCCAAAGCCTTACGACCGTAGTCGGTGCGCTTACCCTTTGCTACTCTGCCTGTACCCTCGTAGCCCTTCTGATGAATGGCGCCGTATCTGATGTCCTGAGGAATGTTGACCAACAACGCCGACTCTTCAGTCACACGCCAGACCTGAAGCGACGAGATCGTCCTACGCAGCTTGCCTGTCAGAACCATAGGTGGGTGAGGGCCTACGTTCTTGATCTTCTTCTGGATCTCTACGGTTGCATCTGAATCAGGAAGCCACGCTTCTGGGCGACCGCCTACGTCGAAGTTCTTCCGGATACTCGGAGCGACTACCTGCTGAATGGAGCGCTTCAACGGTTCCCTGAAGGACCTGATATCCATACCGAGCTTGTCGATACGACGTGCGGTGATACCGAGCGTAGGCTCGAAGGTGATGTGAGGCAGCATCGCGGAGGTGATGTTCTTGTTAATGCGCAACCCAGAGAGAGCCTCATCAACACGAAGTGTGCTGGGGCGACTACCGCGCATAACATTCACCTCCTCCTAGAATACAGAGCCCATGGTGAATGCTGCGCCACCGAGGCTAGGATCCTCGAGAGTGGGCTGGGCAGCCGACGAAGCATCTGTCGGGTAGAACGAAGGAGTGCCGAGAGTAGTTGGCTGAGGTACCTCAATGATAACTACGTCGCCGTTGATGATGCCATCAATAATATCGTTCGCCATGGAGGCGAGCATACGTGCGTAGTCGTTTGTGTCTGACTGGTCTTCGCTGTACGCACGGTTATAGAAAGCCGCTGCGTACAGCATTGCGAGAACACTCCGAACGATCTGTGGAGTGTTAGCGGCGGTAGTCCACCCTGAGACGTCATATGCCTGTGCAATCCTCGAAAGGGCCTGGACAGCAATCTGAGCCTCAAGGTCATCTTCAACGTTCTCCAGGGACAACTTGGTCTGCTCGAGCCAAGTCTGCACCTCACGCTGAGAGATGTGGGTCATGCTGGACTACTTCTTCGCTTCGGTGGAACTTGCCGCCTTCGACGGGGTCGCCGTCGCCTGCGGAGTTCCAGTCTGTACAGGCTCCCTGTTCTGGAGCTCTGCCAGCTTTGCCTCGAGCTCGGCGATCTTCGCGTCGCGCTCGTCCGGCTCCAGACTCTCTCGGGTCTTCTCTTCGGCGACCGAACCGATCTCCTTGAGGTGCTCGAGCGTGTCCTTATCGAAGTCATTCGACTTCACGGTATCGCCAGCAGCGATGAACTTGTCGCCGCTGTCAATGTTGGTGACTGCATAGAGTGCCATGTCCTACCCTCCTATCAGGCGAGCGTGTCCTTGATGACGTATCCGGTGACGGACTTGCCGAAGTCACCCGAAGCCGGGTTGATCTCGACACCGACCAGCTTGAGGTCGTAGCGACGCGACACCCGAACGATGTCGGACTTGCGACGCTCCTCGCGCCAGCGATCGGCCACCTGAGCGGAGCCCTGCTGGCCCCAGGTGAACTCGTAGCCGAAGGCGGGGATCCGCATACCCGGTCGCGGAGGCACCCAAGCGAGGACGACGTCGTCGCCCCAGAGGTACCCGACCGAGATGGCGTTGCCCAGGGCACCCGGAGCACCGGAGCCCACGCCGACGCCGGGCACGATGACCCGCTGGAGACCGAACACCGACGCGATGATCTCGGGCGTCAGCACGGCACGCTCCGAGTACTTGATACGCTCGATGATATCCGGGTGATCCTCCAGGAAGCTCATCACCAGGTACGGAATGATGGCAACGTTGGGCTCCATGAACACCTTGGCGTGGACGGCGCGGATGGCCGTACGCACGTTGAGGATCGGATCCGAGGTCGCGTACGAGCTCCACTGTGCGTTGCCGACGAGCGTAGTGCTCATGCCGGACGCGTAGTTGGTAGTCGTGGTGACCAGGTTCTTCATCGCCACCTCGCGGCCCAGTAGGACCTTCGAAGTGACGAGCTCGGTGGCATCGCGATCCGGCGAGAGCGGCGAGTCCGCATTGTCCCGTTCCTCATCAGTGACGGGGGTCTGCAGTGCGTGCTCCTGTGCGTAGTACGTGTCAGTCGACAGGGTCATGCCGGGGATCTCGTTGGCTTCCGAGCCAGGAGCTCGGTAGTCGGAGGTCTCTGGCATCCATGCCTCACGGCCGAATACGTAGTACTTGTCCGACTGCTTGCGAACAGGCACAACCGGGAACAGCGCTTCGCCAACTAGACCGTTGTTCGGCCAGCCGAGGGAGATCTGAGTCAGGACTTGGTCAACGTGAACGTTGCCAGAGCCTGTAGGGTTCCAAACCATTTCTTACACCTCCCTTTCTAGTTGGTTCCGAGGCCCGGCGTGAGCAGGACATCGATCATGTCGCCGGCATTGGTCGACGCGGTCAGGGCAATACCACACGCGGTGGTAGTACCCGAGACGTGCGCGACCGCCTTGCCCGTCGCATCCGGAGCGACGCGCGTGTAGGCGGAGATGGCACCGGAGGCGATCACGCGAGCGATCCCCATGATGCGAAAGTCCGCGAACACCTTGCCCTGGGCGACCTTGGTGGCGTCAACGTTCTCCATGGCGACGCCGATGGAGCGCTGGTTGACTGCCGTGTGCGGAGTGGCCGACTGAACGACCGTACCGCCCTGGTAGAGGGTACCCTGCACGACTGCAGCGTTACCCTGAACGAGAAGTCCCTTGTCAAGGACGTAATTCGGTCCTGCACCCATTTCTTATCCCTCCCCTGTCACTCGTGCCCGGCGAAGGACTCGTCGCGGTACTCGGCGTAGACCTGAGGGTGCTCACGCGCCACTGCCTCGACGGCGTCGGGGTAAGTCGCACCCTTGTTGGTCTCCTGGAACTCGACCACGAGCTGCTCGAAACGCTCGCGGGCGGTATTGCCGATGCCTCGGCGGGTCCACCCATGCTCGCTCAGGTCGACGATGTTCAGCTTCAGGGTGTTGGCGTAGGCCTCGTAGAACTTCATGCCGACGTCGTCTGGCGACGCGAGCATGACAGCCCTCACCTGATCCAGCGTCGCCGGCGGAATGGCCACGTGCTTGTCCTTGGCCAGATCCTCGAGCTCACTGAGCTTCTTGTCGATCCCCTGCTCGCGCTTCTCAGTCATGAGCGCCTGGATCTGACCCTGGTAGGCCGATACCAGCTCGGTGAGCTTCACGATCGCGGGGCTATTGCTAGCGGCGGTGATCTCCGCGAGCATCTTGCTGACCTGCTCTTCGCTCAGCTCGGCCGGCAGCTGCGGAGCAGCCGGAGGAGCAGGCGGAGTGACAGGGGCCGGCGGTGTAACCGGCGGAGTTGGCGGCGTCTCACTGAGCGCCTTGATCTTGTCCAGAACTTCCTGATCAGTTGCGGTCTCGGCGAGGCCGAGAGACTGACGGAGGACCTTGGGATCCATGCCTTCTCCTTCTCCTTCCTGGGTGTGAGGAGCAGGGGCATTGTCGCCGGTCAGCTCCGACAGATTGACTGGGACCAAATCCTTCAGGAATGGCCGATTGGTGAGGGCGCCTCCGAGGAGGACATCCTTGTGCTTGACACCGGACTTGGCGTCAGTCCACTCGTCGGAGAACTCCGCCGAGAAGTAACGGTAGGCACGGTCCTTGATCTTGGTAGCCGCGTCCTTGGTCCATTCGACAAACAACCACAGCCCGTTGGGGCGCTGCTCTGCGTCGGTAACCCAGCCAGCGGCGGGACCTTCGTTGATGTGGTCGAAGTTGATGCTCGGGTCGATGCCACGCACCTTGTTCTTGACATTCTCTGCGAACGTCGTCAGTCGTGATGGGTTGATGTCGACCTTGCCATACGCGGGGTGGTCGAACGCACCCGCTGACAAAGCGTGCACCCACGAGGCTTGCTTGCCCTCGCTGTCTGCTTCACTGAGCTTCAAACCGTCTAGGTCGACCCAGTAACCGAGCTTTGCCACGTGTGCCTCCTTCGAGATAAGTATACTTGACCAACTTGGGAACATCCTATGATAGGAGATATAATAGTAACATAGACCTCCTAGAGGATGCGTGATCCGATAGCCAGGTTGAACATCAGGTATCGCTGCTTGCCATCAGCAGCTCTTTGCGCCTTAAGCTGGCCGCGGTAGTTGCCAGCTTGCAGAGCATTCAGCTCGCCAGTAGTAAGGAACGCGATGATGACGTTAGGGTCTGTGGCAAAGCCAGCAATCCCTGTGGTCTTGGTAACAAGAGCAGTCTCGCCTGGGAACCCAATCTTCAGTTCGAACGAGTAGCTCGAGAAGTCGATAAGAGCGCCGTTACGGTCTCGCCAGCTGAACGCCAGATCAGGCAGGTCAGCACCTTCGATGTAGTCAGTGACGGTGATCATTTCTACTCCCTGTAGCCGTATGTGTGCTCGTACCGGACCTGCGGCGATCCTTCGACGTGCTCGTAGGTGCCTTCGAAGACCTTGTAGACGTGCGCGTTGGGATCTGGCCCACCTGGGTGTGTGATAATGGGGGCTGTATCGATCTCGACGGACATCGTAAAGAACGATCTCTTAGCATGCGATAGAATGCGCGCAGTATCGTTCTCAGCTGATACACCAATAGTACGAGCATGAGCGAATCGAACAATAGGCGCGCTATCGTTTTCAGTAGCAAGCGCGAAGGCACGCGTCTTGCGCGACGTGATCTGTATCGCACTGTCAGCCTCCAAAGCGAATGTGAGTGGCTTCCTCTTGCCAAGCTGCCGCGCAATGTCTGTCTCAGTTGCGGTGGCTGCGAATCGCCCCTGGAACTTTACGATAGTAAGTGCACTGTCATTCTCTGTAGCGAGGAGTGCACCCTTACGCATATTGAGCGTCATTGCGACATCGGCCTCGGTAGCTACTCCGACAGCCTTTGCCTTCTTATGCGTTACTGTTATAGCCAAATCATTTTCAGCCGCAATACCGAGAGACCGTGCACGACCAATAACCCGTGCAAGATCCGCCTCAGTTGCTACACCCACGGGGTACGAACGCCTACGTGTTATTGCTAGTGCAGTATCGTTCTCGCTTGCCAGTGTAATAGGCTTCTTGAAACTGATAATACGTGCGCTATCGTTTTCAGTTGCTGTACCGGCTATACCAGTAAGTGCACCGAGGCGGACGATATTGAGAGCATTATCAGTCTCAGAAGCCAGAACGACTGGCTTCTTACGACCGAGCGTAAGCGCGGAATCGTTTTCAGTTGAGATGCCAAGTGCCTTGGCCTTCTTACGTGAAAGAGTAATTGCGCTATCGTTCTCGGTTGCAATACCGACAGCGCGCGACTTCTTACCCGTAACAGCTATTGCGCTATCATTCTCAGTTGCAATGCCTAGAGCGCGACTCTTCCGCCTAGTAAGCGCAATAGCAGAGTCGTTCTCAAGTGCAAGCGTAATGGGCTTCTTCTTGGATACAGGAAGTCCAGAGTCTGTTTCAGTCGCAATACCAAGCGCGCGCAACTTCTTAGACGTAACAACAAGAGCAGAATCTGTCTCGGACGCAATACCGAGTAGACGTACCTTAACGCGTCCAAGTGTAAGGGAAGAATCGGTCTCGATAGCAATACCGATGACCTTCTGCTTCCCTACAGCAAGTGCAGAGTCGTTCTCAGTAGCAATGCCTATAGAGGCAATGGTACCGCTAGCCGTCGACAGCAAAAGCAACCAGCGCGTATTGCCTTGGCTGTTATTACCTGGTGGCGTGTAGCTAGTCAGACCGCCAGTTGCAGAGGTAGTAGCAAAGCTATACGGATCGACCCAAGTCGCCCTGTTTCCGACAGCGGTGTTAATCGTGATAGTACGTGTTGTCGGTGTGTAAAGGACTGCAAGATCACCTGCAGCCGTCTTAGCACCCGTGAGGTAAGTGTTACCACCAGTGTATGCAGTAGCTCCGCCACCAGAGGCTAGAGCGGTTAGCTTAGTACCGCGAGAGGATGCAATCCATGCCGAACCAATGTCCGGGATCAAGTTCTGCCAGTTAGTAAGACTAGCAAACCATGTCTTCATCGCCTTGTACCAGGAGATGCGAGACGTGTCGGTGGTCAGGTGCGAGTAGGCGGTTGATGGCCAAGCCCACGTAGCCTCAGAGCCGTAGAAGACAGCATGAGCACCGGAGGTCAAAGCCCAAAGGACATCGTCTAGCTGAACAGTGTCGTAGCCAGAAGGCGACTGATCGTATCGTCCGTTGAAGTAAGCTGTCGGACGTGTAGGACTTGACTGCTGATATGACTTTTCAACCTCGACGTATGAAACGTTGTAGGTGTAGACATCGTCGTAGTTGACTAGTGTACCAGTACCAAAGCTACCAGTCGTAGTACCGCCAGAGTCCTTACGCGTTTCGGACTCGGCCATGTACTCACAGGTCACAATGTGCTTATCGCCTACAGAGCGAAGTGCAGTCACTACGTTAGCGAACTGTGCCTCAAACGTACCGAAGTAGTCAACGCCAAACACATAGACAAGGTTCGGGAAGTTCTTGTACCGCATCCCGATCGCATTGCCATACGTCGTTGCCTGCGCGGTAGTCAGCCCTGCGAACGCCGTACCTGTTGCAAGGTTGTAGCTCGAGATGAGCCCAAGGAAAACCGTAATCCCCTGAGCGGCGCACGAGTTGATTAGGTAGTCAAGCCGAGACCAGTAAGTCGGATTCAGGTCACCGATGCCACCTGCACCCCAGGGCGCGACACCATCCCACGTATTACCGTTTGTAAACGGTCCGTGTGGTCCGCCCTGATCTGAGTCGATCGTCTCAACTAGAACTGCATTGAATCCGTTCGTCGCCTGAATAGACGTGTAGGAGTCGAACAGGCTCTGCGGTGTGACGCCACCGAACTCAGATCGACCACCACCCCAACCCATGAGTTCCCACTCGTGGTCGACAACAGACAAGATCGGGTTGCCGTACTGATCGACGAAGTACGTATTATCGTTGCTAACGTTCGTAACGAACGGAGGACCTGAAGGTGGTGACTGTGTCGGTCCAGTATATGTGGGGTTGAACGCCGTACGAGAAAGAGCAATCGGGGAGAGAGCACCAGGAGGATCGACAGAGTTAGGATCAGCCAACCCTTGTGCAGTGTTGACGCCACCAGCCTGCGCAAATACTACGGAGATGGCAGCATACCAATCGGCGCTACCTATCGTTCCAGTAAAGTTGACTGTTGATCCAGCTCCTGCAGTCGACGACTCGGCCATAAAGCCACACGCCGACGTTGAAGAAGCTACGCCTGCAATGTTGAGCTGCGTCTGACCAGTAGAGCTTGCAACGGAACCGCTACCGAAGAGCGTAAGCCCGATGCCACCTGATGGAATCGACGGCGACGTAATCGACATTGCTGTAGTCGTACCGGTACCTGCAGGTGCGAAGGTAGCAGTTGTAGGCGTCGAGTTATTCGAGCCAGCGATGGCGAAGACTTTTTGTGCAATACCACCAGGCGTACCGCCTGAGATCGTGGTGACGACGTTGTACGTGCCCGAGGCGGGGGCTAGCCACCAGAACACACGAGCGTATCCTGCTGTTTGGTTGTTAGCGTGAATAGCTGAAGTAGATCCGTCAGCTGCGATGCTGTTTGCAGTTGCTGAAGCAGTCATGCCAGTATCGTTGCTGGCATCCAGAACCAAATGGCAGACCAGAACGTCTCCGGACACAACGGTTACCGAAGTGGTAGCAGTCGTTGTGCCTTGAGACGCTGTGGTAGTCCCTGATGGGAATTGAGCGCGAACTGTAGCAGCCATTTATCCTGTCCTCGCTTCGGTCAATGACAGGCCAGACTCAGTTCAGTTGCTCAACGTTCCAGGTATGACAAGTGCAGGAGCCTGTCGCCACGGAGGGCGTCAGACCGAGCTTGATGTAGTTCGCCACTGTCGTATCGATCGAGACCGCAGCAGCGCCTGACACGGGAGCCATCGCAGCCTGACCAGCAGCGAAAACATTGAACAGACGGAACCATGCAAACACAGAACCGTTCGTACCCGTGCCTTCTGCACGAACCTGCAACTCGCCCTGAATCTCCCACGTCACGTTCGTCATCGACGCGACGGCGGTAACCGCTCCAGTATTGACAATTGCCTGCCCGGATGCGATCGTATCCGACGTCCCCATATAGAGACCAAAGTTCCACGTACCGGGAGTTGCGGCAGTCGTAATACGACCCATAGCGCTGAATCGCCAAGACCGCTGCTTCTTGAGCAAGTAGCCATTGATCTGCTTCGGAGGACGAGGACTGAGCTCGCCCAGCGCTGCAGCTGTAAGTGCAGTCCCATCTGCGTCGTAGTACGGCGCGAGTGTGTTAACCCAATCTTGATTAGCCATTTCCTACCTCCAGGTAGATCCATCCCAAACCAAATCCGGTGCAGCTCCACCAGTGGTGGCAGACGCTACTTGACAATTCAAGTTAGCCGTACCTGTAAGGCCCGATACGCTACTTGTCACAGTACACTTGATGTTGTAGATGTCGCCATCAGCACCTGCAGTGATAGATGCATTGGCTGTCGTACTGTTGTTGATCGTAGGAGCACCCGAAGCAGGCCACTGATACGTCCAAGAGTATGAGATCGTACCACCTGCAGGATCTGTAGCAACGGCAGTTAGAGGTACTGAGGCACCTGGAATAGCCTTTGCTACAGAACTACTGTTGCTACTAACACTGACGGAAGGAGCACTAGTCGCAACCGGTCCGACAAAGCCTGTTGCATCGACACCTGTATGAACACGAGCATCGTCGATGTAGATGTCGCCAGTATAAGAAGTTGAGTTGTAGTGACCTACACGCACATTGGTAAACGCTGCATTAGCAGCTGCGGTGTTGATTCCTGTAATGTTGCCAGGATCCCACGTTGCTGTCGCAGAGTCGAGCGGGTAGTAAGCAATGTGCGCTTGACCAGTAGTCGAAGACGTACCAGCCTGAATATCTAGCTCGCAACGCACCCAGGTATTAATCGGGAATGCAACGCCCGTATTCGTAGCGAGGAAGACGTTACCAAAGCCAACTAGACGTGCAGCACCCAAGCTGTTGATGCGGAAGATAGCTGAGGTGCCACCAGCACAATCAATCTGAATGAGATCGCAGTCTCCAGAAGGCAGTGTAGTCAAGTAGACATACAGGCGAGCGGCGACGCGACTACCTGAAACAGTCCATCTGCCTACGACCTGGTTTGTACCAGGGTTGGAGATTAGAGCCGAGAGGGAACCATGCGCATGCTGTGCATTGGAAAACACCATACCTGTTGGAGTGATGGCGCCAAAAGGATCACCAAGGCCACCAGCAGATGTAGTAACAGTAGCACCGTTAGTGCCACCCTCCCAGCCTGTCTGTACAATAGTCATGGCCCTCAGATCCCCAAGTATGAACGAACGGCAACAGCAATATCCGCTGCGCCCGAATCTGAAGGGTGCAGTGTATCAGCGTACTTACCAAGTGCATTGCCCGCACTATAAATCGCAGCCTCATCTGTCAATGAATCGTCTGCCCAAAGCTTGTTCAAGTTGATCGTAGGTACTCCCAGATCCAGACCAAGCTGCACCATCATAGCTACGT